AATCTAAAAATGGCATAGCATAAGAGTCATAGTATTCATCCTCTTCATACTCTGTCCCATGTTTGTAAGAATTAAGTATTTTTTCTGCACACTTGTGTACCCTTGTACCAAACTCTGAGCTATAAATAAGTTCTCCAGTTTCAGCACATTCTCTTAAACCATAGCAAAGTTTTTCAATGCCTTTCCAATCTTTCTCCCAATGCTCCTCCATACGAGCATACTTAACTAAACTTCTAGGCTTGTGTATTGTATCTAAAAATGGATCTTTTATAGTAGAACCAATGATAGTAGTTACACTTGGATATATTTTCTTTCCCTCTTTCTTGGCTTGGGATGGTGTGGTAATCTCTTCTTTTAGCTCTAGAGATTTAGGGTCAGAGCAATCATAAAAATGAGCCATAAGTATTTACCTATGGCTCATGAGTTTCTGTGTCAACAGATTATCTTTCTTAAACCTTATTTATCGCCAAGTTGATGATTTCTTTCTCTTGTTTTTGAGTCAGCTTGGGTTGATCTTTGCTTGTCTGATCCCAATCTATCTCTGCATTTACCTCATCACATTCAGTATAAACATGACTATATCCCTCTACAACCTCTCTCCAGTTAGAATATTCAGAGGTAACTTTTACTACAAAAAGGCAATCAATGTTCCTTATTGTTTTCTCTACCTCAACATATTCTATCTCAGTATCAGTATGTATTAATTCTGCTGATAACATAATGACTCCTTTCTAGGAAAGTATTTTTGAAACTGATGTAAGGCTAATGTCATAGCTTCATCTAATGAATGATGTGTACTCATGTAATGTGTGTGATGTTCTGTTGGATTCCAACCTCGAACATCATATCGTGCGAAGACTCCATCTGACTCCTCGAATGCAAACTCACCTCTGTCTATTATATAGATGTCAGTATAAGCTTTCATTGTCCAACAAGCAAAGTTGTTACCATTGCTTGGTGTGTAATCGAATAATTCTTTTAGTTCTTTCATAGTAAAAAAAAGGGGGTTTTACCCCCCTTTGGTTATAGTGTTATAAAATATTGTAATGCTTTATCAAATGACATTCTGTTAAGCATTTTCCTATCGCTAGGAATATCTAAATCTCCACAGATTAACTTTTGATAATAAGTAGAGATGATGCGATCCATACCCCATTTCTTAATGAAGTCTTTGCTAAATGCAAAAGTTTCCCACTCTCCTTTCTTGTCACCTTGGATAAGTATTTTTGTCTTGAGCATTCTTTTTAGCTTCTTGGCATCCATATCCAAATAAGCTATTTCTTGACACTCTGATCCCAATCTTTCGTATGCACTCCATCCATCTTGGGTTACACCTAGCTCGTTATGAGCATAATCTAACCAAAGTTTTTCAGAGTTTTTATCAATAAAATCAATGCTATCTGAACCTCCACATCCTCTATTAGATGTATATGCTATCTTCTTACCATCAAGATATATGGTAGCTGAATAGCATAATGTTTCGTCTGACATTGATTGATTTACTTTTATGTTTTTTAGTGTGATTTTATTTTTCATATGTTTTTTAGTTTATGATTGTTATATTGTTTTATCTCTTTTTTGTATTATTAAATTAATGAGATAGTTTATGTTCTCTTTAACTAACCAAAGTGCATCTCTTACATCTCTTGGTGTAAGATAACCATGAATGTTGTCATCGTAGATGTTCATAAGGTTATTCCTTTGAATCTGTAACTCTTTAACAAGGTTTGTTTTGGTTAAGTCTTCAAGATTTTTAATGTTAAGAGTTCCTATCTTAAGATTGTTTTCCTCAGATGTTAGTTCTGTCTTACCATCGCCATGTGTTGAGATAGTTTTTATTGTGTGTATTTTTTCCATATGTTTTAGTATTTAGTCTTAATTAAAATAGGCAGTTTTTATTCATACCTAGGAAAGTTAATGGTTAAAGATTTGTTTTATAATATTTTTTTTCTTCTGAGATTAACTTGTCGTACTCTCCTTTCATTTCGCATTCGACTTCCCATTTAAGTATTCTTAGTTCTTCTTCATGATCATCAACATAAGTTGCTATGTCATGTGGTTCTGAATAACCATCTCCTACTATGTAGCCATATTTGCCAATGACTCTTAATGTATGATTCTTGAGTTCATACTTAGTGCCATTGTCTGATGTATATCTTTTAATTTTGTGTGCCATAATATGTTTTTTGTTAATGTACTCTTAATTAAGTACACTATTATGTTGAGGTTTTTATCCTCAAGTTGCAAGCTTTTATTTAAATAAATGTATTTTTTTTTACTGGTATTATTCTGGATAACACCTAAAAGTAACCCCTAAATTATACCACTTATGGGCCAAATGGTTGACCTTGTCATAGAAGATTTTTTTTCTTCATAAAAACAAAAAGGCTAACAGTTTTTTGGCATTTTGCTAAAAAGTAGTAGCGGCCATCATCGAAAAACATGGTCCTAAGTTATTGTGGTAAAAAATAATTCTGTAAGTCGTTGGTAATCAACAAAAGTTTTTTCGCACAATAAATAGTATGTCTAATACAGACACATGGGAGGGGGGGGTTTGGTGCAGTTGGCTGCTGTCAAGTCATATGTATGTGGTAAGCCTTAAAAAAAATGCTCACTCATAGGGCTTCTAAAACTTAATCATCTGTATACATAAGTATACCCTCTCTTTTGGAGAGAGAGGGTACACATAAACAAACAATTATTATGATTAGGAGACATCATTATGTACACCTGATTAAGAATAACTAATTATAACATTGACTGTCAAGTCAAAAAAGAATTAAATCCACTCATGGAAAAAGAGGAACTCATGAAAGAGATTACTCAAGCTATTACAGAGGTAGCTGCTAAGAAGAGTGCATTGCACAAGAAGAGCATTAGTAGGCACAAGCCAGAAAAGGTAGCTGAGATATTATATTTATTCAGTATAGGTAATAGTCAAACTAGGATCATCAAGAAGTATGGATTTGATCGACCTAGTGTTATAAGTGTCTTAGTGGACTATGCAGATTACTTTGGACAATTTAGGGAGTTATCTGGGCAGATAGCTGCAAAGAACTATATGAACCTTAGTAGTCTTGAGGAGGACTTGGTGGATGCAGTCCGTGATAGAATGGAAAGTGGTGAGATTGATGTAACTTTTAGGGACTTGAAAGAACTATCTATAGCCAAGGCCAACTCTATTAGGGAGGCTTTGACTGCTAGGGGTGAGGCTACTAATATTACTGAGGATAGGAAAGTGTATACCCAAGAGGACTATGATGAGACTTTAAAAGCTGCCAAGGAAAGAATAAGAAAGATTAAAGGAGAGGTAATAGATATAGATGATAACTGAGGATCATGATGAATTGTTTGATAGGATTCGTGGAAACTTAGGCGAACATTTTACTAATTATATGTTTATAGTTATGGATGATGATGGGGATTTATTCTATGATTATAGTAATTATAAAGTAGGTAAGATGTTATTGTTAGAGAGTAAGCTAGATATGGAAGGCAAGGTAAATTCATTAGATATAGTATGGGAAGAGGAAGAAGCAGAGGAAGAAGATGGAGATTAGTTTCATTGTAGAAGAGAGTACCATAGCAGTTTATTTTGGTTTTTGGTTTTTTATTATATTTGGTTGTTTATTCATGGCTTGCAGACAAGTAGTTGTGGAGAAGAGTAAAGAGGAAGAATGAATGGAGATTAACGACAAAGTAATAGCAGTATGGTTTAGTTGTGGTGCAGCTAGTGCAGTAGCTGCCAAGAGAGTCGTAGAAAGATATGGTGAGAATAACACTATTAGAATTATCAATAATCCAATAAAAGAAGAAGATGAAGATAACCAAAGGTTTCTAAAAGATGTAGAAAAATGGCTTGGGGTACATATTGAAAAAGCAATAAATCCTAAGTACCCAAATTTTAGTATAGCTGATACCTTTATAAGAAAAAATGGAAAAGGATACATGGGTGGAATTTATGGCGCTCCTTGTACTACTCAGCTAAAGAAAAAAGCTAGACAACAT